CCCGCTGAACTCTGTCTTCCGACAAACCAATCACACCTCAAGACGCCGATGTGGAAGGACACATAGCTCACGACCAAGCCCGTGATGTGGGGAGAGCAGGTTTCGAGTCCTGCGCGTCTTGGGGTAACTTTATTTTTACTTTTTCAACCTGTGCCCGAGTACTCTTTTGACTACGAAACAAGATCCCGTGCCGACCTTCGCAAAGTCGGCGCGTTTCGGTACGCTTACGACCCCAGCACCGAGATTCTGTGCTTCAGTTTATTGAAGGAAAACGGCGAGCCTAGAATCTGGGTGCCGAAGAAGTGGCGCTACATTGTTCAAGGACACCTGCCGCTCGTCCCAGATCACGAACTGGACGATCTCAGCAAGCCGGATGTGGTCATCTCAGCCTTCAATGTTAGTTTCGAGTGTGCAATCACAGACGCTCTTTTCAAGAAGGCTACGGGCTATCGAGCCATACGACACGAGCAGTGGCGCTGCGTGGCTTCGATGGCTCGTCGTGCTGCGCTCCCAGGGAGTTTGAAGAAGTTGGGGGAGGCACTCAATCTCACCGAGCAGAAGGACAGCAAAGGTGATGCTCTGATCCGTAAGTTCTCCGTTCCTCATAAAACAGGAAAGAGGAATGGGGAGTTCACTGAACCAGACGAAGACCCTGAAGCCTTTCGCGACTTCTGTCGATATTGTTTACAGGACGCGAAAACGGAGAGGGAGGCCAAGCAACGACTCAAAGACTTCGAGTTGAAAGGGCTGTCCCTCGACTGCTTCCAGCTCACTCTCGCCATCAACTCCAGAGGTTTCCCTGTGAACCTCGACGCACTCCATAAAGCACAGAAGTTGGTCGAGGAGGAGACACTCAAAGTGGAGAGTGAGTTCGTGAAACTCACAGGAGGTATTCGTCCGTCACAGGGAGCGAAGTTACTGGTGTGGTTGAAAGAGAGAGGCTTCAAGCACTCGAACCTCAAAGCGGAGACACTGGACGAGTTCTTCGAGGAGTTTGACGACGAACTAGACGAAACGACACTGCTTGGGAAAGTCCTGACACTGAAGAGACGAATTGGTTTCGCCTCACTCAAGAAGATCCCGGCCATGATTGCCTGTGCTGGTCCTCACGACAACCGAGTTCGAGGCACTCACAAGGACCACGGAGCCGGAACCGGGAGATGGACCGCCGAGCTTGTCCAGCCTCAGAACTTCAAGAAGCCCGCGCCCTATATGGAGAAGTGCTCGGCACAGGCGTACAAGGACATCTGCGACGGATGCAACAACGCATGGCTGGAACTGGTGTATGGACCACCTCTCGAAGTGATCGCTTCGTGCATTCGTCACTTCATTCAGGACGACGGACCCATGCTCAACGCCGACTATAGCTCGATAGAAGCTCGCCTCATGGCGTGGCAGACACAGGAGAAGTGGCGACTCGACGTGTTCAAGACACACGGACAGATTTACGAAGCCTCAGCCTGTCAGATGTTCGGGATGAAGATGTCGGACTTCACCGATTACAGAGCCAAGTATGGGAAGCACCACCCCATGCGCCAGAAGGGTAAGTTCGGCGAGTTATCGCTTCAGTATATGGGGTCTCACCGAGCCATCATCAAAATGGGCGGGCTGAAACAAGGACTCAAAGAAGAGGAACTCCCTGATCTCGTCAAAGTGTGGCGCGCTGCCAGCCCCAACTTCGGAGTCATGTGGAACCAGATTGGAGAATCTGCGAAGAACGCTATCCGCAGTCCCGGCAAGATATTTCCTTTTGGGGTAAGCGGAGCCTTCTTCTCAACTCAGACTGCGGGTATGAAGTTCCTGTTTATGCGCTTGCCGAGCGGACGGAGGATTGCGTACCCGCAGCCGGAACTCGTTCCTCAAATTTCATGGAGTGAAGACTACGTCGAAGTTGTTCAAGAGAAGGACAAAGAGACAGGAGAAACAGTGACAGTTGAACGTCTCGTCAAAGGTGAATACAAGAAGATCATACAGCCGACAGCCGAGCAGGTTGCTAAGACAAAGAAGAAGTGGCCCAAGGCTCGAATGTCTGAGTGCATCACCTTCTACGGACAGGTGCCGATGAAGAAAATCTGGGGGCGCATTCTTCTCCACGCTGGCATAGGCGCGAACAATTTTATCCAGGGTATCGCCGCCGACAACATGACAGTCGGTGCCATCAACGCCTCCCGCGCAGGCTACAAGATCGTCGCCCTCATCCACGACGAAGCCCTCTCCGAGTACGACCCACTCGCAGGACAGACCGCCGACCACTTCGTCCAGTGCCTCACCAAGCTCCCCGCATGGGCCGAAGGTATGCCCCTCGCCGCTGAAGGCGGGGTTGTAGAGTTCTACCTCAAATGAAAACCTTAACCTACGGAGCTTTAACAGTCATAGGAGTGGACTCAGACTCTTCTATGTTGAGAGTACGTTGCAAGTGCGGACGCGAATGCACAAAGAGAAAAAATGCATTACATGCACGGATAAAAGGGTGTTCTTACAGATGTACTTTTTCTCGTGCCGCCAAAGCTGCGGGGAGACAAAAGCATAACGTCCAGCAAGACCACCCAGCCATTCATGCGTGGCACGCTATGAAAGGTCGTTGCTACAGACCACATCACCCATTTTACCAATGGTACGGAGCTAGAGGTATTCAAATATGTGAAAGATGGTTGACCGACTTCAACAATTTCTGGGAGGACATGGGTCCAACTTGGAAGAAAGGGTTGGAGCTAGATCGAATAGATAACTCTGGTCACTACGAGCCTAAAAATTGCCGCTGGACCACACGAAAAGAACAACAAAGAAACCGAAGAGTGTCCAAGTTCCCAGGGTGGGTACTGGACTACATTGAAACCCACAAAATACCAAGATCAACCGTGCAACACAGAGTATTTAAGATGGGAAAATCTTTTGCAGAGGCACTAGGTATTGACGATTTTTGTTAACGAACCAAACCAAACCAAAAAATAATTGGACAATTTCGACAAACAGAAATAAAGTTACCTCTCTATGCAACCAAAAATCAAACCAACGAGGGTCTGCGTTGACCTCGAAACACTAGGCACTCGCCCCGGCTCCATCATCACCTCCATCGGAGCCACCAAGTTCGACGAGAACGGACCTTACGGCGATCCGTTCTACATGCGGATCGACATGCAAAGCTGCGTCGATGCCCGGCTCCTGATCGACGTGGACACTATCAAATGGTGGATGAAACAGTCGGATGAAGCCCGCGCTGAGTTCCAGAAGGAGTCGGTCGAACTCGGCTATGCGCTCGCCAATTTCGGCATGTGGTGTGACAACGAAGACGCCAAGGCTCACGACAACTGCAACTGCGCGAACATCGAACTCTGGGGCAACGGTGCCAACTTCGATAACAACCTGCTCAAAGCAGCATATGACAAGGTCGGTATGGAGGCCCCCTGGGAGTTCTGGAACGACCGCTGCTACCGCACCCTCAAGGCGATGTACCCACACATCAAGATGCCTGCTCGCGTGGGCACACACCACAACGCTCTCGACGACGCCATCTCGCAGGTGAACCACCTGATCCTGCTCCCCGCGTTTCAGGAACTGTGCGCGGCTGAGAAGCAGGCGGAGATGGACGCAGAACAGCAACTCAAACTGGAGGGCGTGAACTGATATGAATCTGTGTTCTGCTAACCACGATGAGGTTTGCTACGAAGGGTATAAATGTCCTGCTTGTGAAATTGCCGATGATCTGAACCAAGACATCAGAAAGCTCGAAGACAAAATCTCCGCTTTGGAAAATCAGATCGGAGAACTTGAGTTCGAGATAACAGAACTAAAATCCGAACAACCATGACTCCCGTTGGCCCCCAGCTCGAAAAAGACATCGAGAAAAAGATCGGCGACTTCGCCAAGCAGAATGGCTGCCTATACCTTAAGTTTGTTAGCCCCGCACGCCGAGCCGTACCCGACCGGATGATCATCACTCCGATGGGCGTGATCGGATTCCTCGAAGTGAAGGCCAAAGGCAAGAAGCCCACGCCTCTCCAGATGGGCGAGATCATCAAACTCACGAAACAGTGCTGCACCGCAGACTGGTGTGATAACGTCGAGGACGGGCGTGAGTTCGTTCGGAAACTGATGAAGAAGAACACTGAATTTTGCTGACCTTATGAACAAATTCTTTGAACGGGCTTCTGGACCATGCGCGGGAGCCTTGATCGCCCTGTCGGTACCTCATAAAAATCCGCCAATGGAAATCGACTGGTTAGGTTTCTCTTTGGGTTTGGTGATGCTGGCGTCACACTGTTTCACTCTTATTGATTGGGAGGAATGAAGTTCCCCTCCTCAGAACCCCAAGATCTGCTGACCAAGCACCTGCTCGACCACCTGCACGCTCTCGGGTTCGTGGGAGTCGGAATCGGTAAGACGGCAGCTTCGCTGAGTGCGGTGAACCAATTGTTCCAACGCAAGCAGACCATCGGGACTCTCGTCCTCGCGCCAATGCGCGTGGCGAACTTGACTTGGCCTCTGGAAGTCGAGCGTTGGGACGACTTCAAGTGGATGAAGATTGCCAACCTGCGCTCGCCTGCGGGGAAACGTGCGTTCCTGCAAGGAAAAGCACACATTTACGTCTGCAACTACGAGTCTATCCCCAAGCTCGTAGAGTTGGTGAAGACTCGGAGGAGCATGGGGCTCGGACTCCCTTATGACACATTGATTATCGACGAGAGCACCAAACTCAAAAACCCCACATCCAAACGAGCCAACCTCTACCGGAGAGAAATACCGCATGAACAACACAAACGTATCTGGGCGCTCACCGGCACCCCAGCTCCGAACTCACTCCTTGATCTGTTCGCTCAAGCTCGGTTCGTTGATAACGGAAAGCGCCTCGGACGTGCGTTCGAGCACTTCAAACAGACCTACTTCAAGCAGTCTGGTTACGGAGGCTACAAGTGGAAAGAACTCCCTGGCTCCAACGAAGCCATCGAGACTAGGTTAGCAGACATCACGCTCACGCTACGCTCGAAGGATTGGCTCAATCTGCCGGAGACCGTGGTTGAGGACGTAGAAGTCCATTTGCCGAAGAACCTGATCCACGACTACAAGGAGTTCGAGAAGGAGCTGGTGCTCCAGTTGAAGTCGGCAGAGATCACCGCACCGAACGCTGCGGCACTCGTTGCCAAGCTGCTTCAGTTTACGTCAGGGAGCATCTACGACGCGGACAGCAAGTGGCACGACATCCACGACCTGAAGATCAAAGCCTTGGAGAAGATCATCAAACAGACGGATGGTCCGGTGCTGGTAGCCTGTGCCTTCAGGCACGAACAGGAGCGCCTGCGAAAATACTTTCCGAAGGCTCGATTCTTTGCACGCCAAAAATCAAACCTCTCAGAAACAGCTTTTGGAGGATTGGAACAACAAGAAGATACCCATACTCGTTGCTCACCCCAAGAGCGTTGGTCACGGTCTCAACCTCCAGCACGGAGGCAACACACTCGTCTGGATCACCCTCACTTACAGCCGAGAAGACTACGAACAGATGATCGCTCGTCTCGACCGCCGAGGACAGGACACCGTTGTCACCGTGTACCGCATCCTCTGTCCTGACACAGTTGACTACGCAGTTGCCAGCGTCATCGAGGAGAAGAAGATGATCGAAGACCGATTGTTGACCGCGCTACAGCTACTGGAATCTTACCGCGAAGGCGCGGTGCCGAGGAAGAAACTAACCCTCAAACATGAAGAGGATTTTTGCTAAACCATGAACTACCTGAAACGAATCCGAGAAATCATCGAAGACGAGAAGCTCTCTTCAAACAAAAAGGTGTATGCCATCCGAGCAACTCTTGGCAAGCCTCGCGGCCCTTACAACGTCGAGAGGAAAGTCCGCGACATGAAGGTTTACCAGAACGACCGTTACCGAGCCCTCCGAGCCGAGGGAGTATGCACTCAATGTGCCGAGTCCAAAGCCCGCCCAGGCAAGGCGATGTGTTCTGTCTGCGCCAAGAAGCACCGAGTCCAAGCCCTCGCACGTTACCACAATGGCTAAGCGTCAGAAAGAGTGGGCCAGGAAAGCTCGGTTTGAATTGATGTTCAAGCTCGGCGGAGCCTGCTTCGAGTGTGGCACGGACAAGCATCTCGACTTCGACTGCATCACTCCTCAAGGACCAGCCCACCACCGAGACATGGACACCAGCCAGCGAGTCAGCTTCTACCGACGCCAGCACAAGGAGGGGAACCTCCAGTTGCTCTGTCGTCATAAATGCCACAAAAAGAAAACTGTTGCTGACATGAAACGTCAGCAGGAACAAGAAGACAACGAACCGTTTTAACTACTATGCCTGAAGAACAATATGACACGTCTCGTTTTCAGCGGGACAACACAACGGCTGAGGCTTATCAAGGCCCGACGCCGCCTTCAACCCACGTCCTTTACACAGGACCGAAGCAGTTGCAGAAGCTGCCTCCAGGATCGTTGTTCTGGCACTCCTCGGGCAAATGGGATGATAACGACCAGGGCTCGGTCACAGCTATTCCAGGAGACAACCACCACTACGCCATCCCTCTCAACGTCTCGCTGCCCGCTTCAACGCAGCCCCTCTCCGAGCCGGACATCCTCGAAGAAGCCCGTGACCTTATCCGTGGCGACCGCGCCTCCAGCTACGGGGACGCGAAGGCTAGCTTCGGGCGTATCGCGTCCCTCTGGACCACCTACAAAGGAGTCGAGATCACCGCCAAAGATGTCGCCGCCATGATGATCCTCCTGAAAGTGTCGAGAGGCGTGACGAGCGCAAAACGCGACAACTGGCTCGACATCATCGGCTATGCTGCGTTAGGATCGGAGATCGAAGCGAACGCTTGAGCGCAGGCACCGCCGATTAACCACAAACAACCCACGCCAACCATGCCACATTCACCGAAGCCAGAAGCCAACGAAGTCCAGACCGCCCAGGCGGTTGACCCTGCCGCGATTTGTTCGGCTTTATCACCGAGTCCAAAAACGCATTCGCTGGCTGAATTTTTGTTTGGTCAAAATTCAATCACCGAGGTGCGCCGAGAGCAGGCTATGAGAAACAAACAGCGCCCCAAAAAGCCGAACGCAAAGGATCAGTGACGACGGCGAGCACAGCGGCAACTCAATCACAATAGATCAACATCGAGCCGTTGGCACCAGCCGATGGTTCAGCCCGAAACCACACAAGACCAAAAACATGACACCGGACGAGCAAACAATCATAAATCTGACTCGCGAAAACGGGAGGCTTACGCGTGAAAACGAAGAGCTAAAACGAGAACAAACCGTCGCAGGAATGGCGATGGCAAAAGTCGGAGTCCCTTCCTACTTTGAGGACGGGAATGATGGTGACGACCTGTGCTTCACGGAACGGGTGAGTATATTGTGCCGCTGGTATGAGCACGGGAAGTCTAGGCTGAACAATCCAGATCACCCAACGGATTGACTGAATATCACTCACAGATGAGTGTAAACCGACAAAATGACCAAACCTCCCCCAAAACGTCCAGCCATTCCTGAAGCCGCCAAACGGCCGAAGTATGGAGTGAAGTTCATGCCTCTGTGCGACTCCCGAACAGGGAAGGTCATCGTGCAGATGCCAGACGTTTTGATCGAGCGCGAGATCCTGCGGAACTACGATGTCGTGTCGAAGCTGCCGGGGAACGAGATCATGCCTTGGGAGGAGCACTTCAAACTCTTCGTGAACCACGTCCTCGGGAGACAGGATTGGCCTTTCAAGTGGCATTGGAACTTGTATTCAGAGACGATCCTGCGCCACATCCGCAACGAGAAGCTGATGGCTATCTCTGGTCATGCTAGTTCTGGCAAATCGGCGTTCCTGTCGATGTATGCCGTCTGCATGTTCCTGATCTTCCCGGAGAACACGAAGGTCTTGATCACCTCCACCTCCCTGAAGGACTCTCGAAACCGAGTCTGGGGCGAAGTGGAGCGAATGTGGAACGAAGCGACTCGCTACTTTGGATCGCTCTACGCCTACCTGAAGCTGCCGCCTTCGATGCCGGGGAAGCTGGTGTCCTCCGCAGGGAAGATCACGGGGCTTACGCCAGAAGGGAAAGCCAATGACCTCGTCGGCATCGCGTTGGTGGCAGGTGGGAAAGGGAACGACGATGTCAGCAGCCTGATCGGTTTTAAAGCCAAGAACCTCCTGCTGCTGGCAGACGAGCTTCCCCTGCTCACCCACAACCTCTACGACGCCACCTCGAACTTGATGGCGAACGATGGGTTCAAGATGTTGGCCTCCGGCAACTTCAGTTCTCAGTTCGACCCGATGGGGTTATTCTGCGAGCCGGAGGAGGGATGGAACAGCGTGGACGAGAACACCTTCGAGTGGAGAACCAAGGTCAATGGCTTCTGCATTCGCTTCGATGGCGAGCTGTCTCCGAACGTCCGAGCGGGAAGGACGGTTTACCCTGGCCTATTGACTCAGGAAGGTCTCGATGAGATCAAAGCTCGTTTCGGACCTAAAAGCCCTGGATACTACCGAATGGTGAAGTCCTTCCCCTGTCCGACAGGAGCCACCGACACAATCTACTCGGAGCCGGAACTGACGAAGAACCTCTGCGCTCACGGAGTCAACCAGTGGCTCGTTCGCCCGACGCCCGTTGCATTCCTCGACCCCTCGTTCTCCAAAGGTGGGGATGCCGCAGCCGCCAGTTTCGGTCTGTTCGGTATCGCGCAGATCAATGGGGCGAACCGCCAGATTCTCCTAAAGACCGACACCCTTGACTTGATGAAGCAGGTGGACGCTCGACACAAGACCAAGGACCGAAACGAGCAGCTAGCAGAACTCTTCATCGCCGAGTGCGAGAAGCGCAACGTTGCTGTCCAGGACCGAGGCGTCGATGCTACCGGGGGTGGAGATCCGTTCTCGACCATCATGGCGATGAAGATGGGCCACGGCTTCCAGCTTGTGAGCTTCTCGGGAGCTGCCTCGGACATGATCGTCAGTGCCACGGACAAACGGAAAGGGAAGGACCGATTCACGAACCGAGTTTCCGAGCTTTGGTATGTCGGCAAGGAGTTCGTCGCCAGCGGGCAAATTCGAGGCTTGGACGCCGCCACGATGGTCGAGATGTGTGAGCGCACCTACACGGAACGCGGCAGCAAGGTCTGCGTCGAGCCGAAGGAAGACATGAAGAAGCGCACAGGCGGACACAGCCCCGACCGTGCCGACTCCTGGGTGGGCCTGATTGAGATTTGCCGTCGCCGTCATCGGTTCGTCGCCGCAGCCCGAGCCGCACAGCAGGTGAAATCTGTTGGCCCGCAGCTACCTTGGTGGGAGCCGCCGCCTCCACCCAAGCCTACGTTCCGAGATGGACTGCTCGCCGACGCTGGGTGGGCAGGAGGGGGAAAAGAAACGGCTTGGGGAGATTGAGGTTGACGGGGCGGGTAAGGTTCGATAACCTGAAAAGACATGCCTGACCACCCCTACTCTGAAGACTACTACCTCAACGGACCTGCGTCCGGCCTGTCCAACTATGAGAACTACCACTGGTTGCCCGACCGCACGCTCCCGATGGCACTCCAGTTGAAGTGGATGCTTGGCATCCGCAGTGACGACAGCGTGCTCGACTACGGCTGCGCCCGTGGCTACCTCGTCAAGGCTCTTCGTATGCAGGGCATTCAGGCGCACGGCTACGACCTGTCCGAGTGGGCGATTGCCAACTGCGACGAAGGTGTGAAAGGCTTCGTCAGCACCACGATAAACACGTCGCCGATGGCGTGGGACCACATCATCGCCAAGGACGTGTTTGAGCATATTCCCGTCGATCATTTGACCGACCTTGTCGGGCAGCTACTCCGAGCCTGCCGGAAGCAACTCTACATCATCGTCCCGTTGGCGGTCACTCGCGGGGGCACCTACAACTGCCCCGTCGATGAGCAGGACTCCACCCATGTCATCCGCTGGACGCTGCCTGACTGGATTGAGTTCCTCCAGAGATTCGACAAGAACTTCGTCGTGTCAGGCGGTTACGAGGCTCCTGTCGTCAAGCCGAACTGCTTCAAGTATCCGAAGAGCTACGGGTTCCTCACTGTACGGAGGGTGCATGTATGAAAGACAATCAGAACTTACCCCCAGTTATAACGTTAAGAGCCGACGATTGGCGCGACCTATGCGTCGTTATGAGGTCGTTGACGTGGGGAACCGACAGTGCTTCGATATGGCATAGGTTAAGAGTGCGAGTTAATGAAAGGAACGAGAAGGAGCCACCCCAAAGCGAAGTAGAACCATGACCCTCGGACTAGCCTGCAACTTCTACCGTGAGCCCTTCGCCCTCCCCGGCTTCCTTGAGATGGCGACGAGCGGCTACTTCGACGACGTGGTGATGATCTCCTCACCGCCGTCTGACGCGAAGCCAGATGACGAGTCAATCGCTTTGGTGGAGAAGGCAGGTGTGCGGCTCGTTCACACCACCATTGACCGAGGCTACGGAGTTGTACGCTCCCGGTGCATACGCGAGTCACAAGCTGAATGGGTGCTGATTCTCGACGCCGACGAACGCTTCAGTGAGATGCCATCGCTCCTGCGCTGCCACGGAACGGAAGGCTACCCGCAGGTGAAGACACCCGATCTCAAGGTTGAGATGCTGAACCCCTCGCACCCACAAGGGCAGATGCTCAAAGACGCGCTTGGGCTGTCGGGCTCCAAGAACGCCTACCGCCTGTCACGCCGCCATTGGTTCGGGGCTCCCGGAGACTTTGAGAAACCCTGCCAGAACTGGCACCTGATCGCGGACTGGCAACTCCGTTTAGTCCGCAACATCCCGTTCATCTTCTACGACCCAACGGTAAAGATGCATGAGAAGATCCTCGACTCACGGACTTGGTCCGAGCCGAGTTGGGGGACTGGCGACGAGCACGGAGGACCGTTCATTGACCACTTTCATTTCCACTTCAAGAACCAAGACCCCGAAGGCCGGAAGCTCGCGGTTGAAACCTACGAGAAGTTGGACAAGGCTGGCACATCGACCATGTGGTCAAAGACAGGCTTTGACGAACCAAAATGATCTTGATTCGCTTGGCACTCATGTTATGTAATAGCGCGGAGGTGACCCATGCTACTGAGACACCTCCGCTTAACCTCCAACATGTTCATACCATGGTAGAAGCTGCTGCAATAATTAACTTTGAACCACTCCAACGTCAATCTCGAACAAGAGATTTGACAGGCCAAAACTTCGGGCATTGGACCGTCCTAGCTTTTGTAGGACGAACTAAGTCCAAAGATAGAATGTGGCGATGTCGGTGTTCTTGCGGAATCATTAAAAACGTTAAAGGCGCGGCATTATGCAGAGGAGCATCTAAGTCATGCGGCTGCTATAGCGTGGCGCTAACTAAAGTTAGAAATAAAACTCACGGGCAGTCAACCACACGTCTTTACAGAGTATGGCGATCTATGTTGTCTAGGTGCTACAACCCAAACGTTGAGAGTTATTCAAACTACGGGGGCAGAGGTATTAAAGTCTGTGACCGATGGTTGTTAGGGGAAGGCGGTCGTAGCGGCTTTGAGTGTTTTAAACAGGATATGGGGGATCGTCCAGCAGGGAGAGAAATGGAGCGTGTCAATAACCACGGAAATTACGAGAAGAAAAACTGCGCTTGGAAGACCGACACAGACCAAGCTAGAAACAAGCGTAACAACGTTATTCTTGAACTGAACGGCGAGAGACTTTGTATAGCCGCATGGGCTGAAAAGACTGGTATTTCGGTAAAGAATATGTATGCTAGAAAGAAGCGCGGCTGGAATGATGAACGAATTATAACAACACCATGAGTTTTTACACTGAAGTGGATCGCGTGTTCGCGACCTGGAACTACAATCACCCTCGAATCCTGCACGCGCTCCTGCGTTCTTTGAAGTCCACGTCCCATGTGGAGTGTGGGGTTTATCGAGGTCTGAGCACGGCTTGGGCAGCGAAAGCCATGCAGGAAAACAACGTGGGTAGGGTTTATGGTATCGACTCTTGGAGCCTCACGGAACACGCCCATATTCTGAATGGCAAGACACCGAAGCAGCACGCAGAAGAGAACCTGACAACCCTTGGTGTTCGCGAATGGGTTACCCTACTCGACGGTAAATCTGACGAAGTGGTCTGGCCTGAAATTGTAACAAGCGCCTACTTAGATTCTTGGCATTCACACGAGGTTGTCGCCAAGGAGTTCGCTCTCGCTGAAGCCCGAGGAGCCTACCTCATCGCTCTCGACGACACAGAGAACTGCGTCGGTCCTCGCCTCTTCGTCGAGGAGAACCGGAAGAAGTACGAGAAAAAAGGCTGGGACGTGGCGGACATCCATTCAGACAATGGTCTGACCATCTTCCTGAAGCGTCAGCCACGTCGCCTGATCACATTCTCACAGGAGCTACCGCTGCCGAACCCCGGTGTCGATCTTCGCCCCCTCAGTCTCGAAGAGCAGAGAGCTCATTTCGAGGAAGCTGAGAAGGCGACAGGTCTTCACTACAGCTCGCTCTACGATCAAACCCAACACGACATGCCTGTATGAAACAGTTTTGGAAACGCTTTCTCGCCTACATGCACTGGAGCGACAACGCGGTATGCGAACTCTCCAAAGGTGGCAAAGACTATCACGACTACCATGACGATGAGGCTGCCTGCCCTCTTCACATGCATGTTTTAACCTGTAAACGCTGCGGCAAAAACTTCTCAATATGAGCATACAAAACGGATGGATTGGTGTCGATCTCGACGGAACACTCGCCTACTACGACGAATGGCGTGGGATTGAGCACATCGGGCAGCCAGTTCCTTTGATGTTAGCTCGCGTCAAAGACTGGGTGGCTGAAGGCCGGGATGTGCGTATCTTCACCGCTAGAGCCTATAGGATGCTCTATCCTGTCGGAACTCCAGAGCACACAGAAGCACAGCAAGTGATTCGAGTCATCCACGACTGGCTCAAGTTGCACCAACTGCCCCCACTTCCTGTTACCTGTTTTAAAGATTTCGGGATGACCGAACTGTGGGATGACCGAGCAGTTCAAATACTTACAAACACGGGCCTTCGCGCCGACCTAGAACTATGAGCCTCCCATCCTCCATCGCTGAAAAGCCAGAACTCGACACTTCGTTCACCTCGACCGGGGCGAAATTATTTCATCATCAGGAAGCCATGCAAGCCTTGCGCGACGGCAAAGGTCGCCCCATCTCCTGCTGGGTGGCCCCGACCGATGTCTGCAACGCCAAGTGCTCTTTCTGCTCCGTTGGTGAGCGTGTGGGTGATGTGCTTCGATTCTCTCAGATCAAGGAGTTCCTCGACCAACTGGTGCCTCTCGGCCTGAAGTCTGTCACCTTCTCAGGCGGCGGGAACCCACTCATATACAAGTGCAAGGAGACTGGCTACGGGATCAACGAACTGATAGAATACGCTCACGACACGCTCGGGCTCGAAGTGGCGATGATCACCAATGGAATGCCTTTGGTAGAGTACGAACAGGAAACTCAGTATATCTACCACTCTGCCGTGCTTGACCTGATGCCTGATGGGGCTCGGAAGGAGCTTACATCAGGGCGCGTGGACGTGAGGAAGTCCTGGAAAAACCTCCGCCCCGACAACCTCGACAAGCTGACGTGGTGCCGCATCTCAATGGCTGGACTGGACCACAACCACAAGGAGCAGGAAGTCTATGTTCCTGACTTCGATCCGAACAAGCCGGCTCTCGGCTTCTCCTGGATCATGTCAGACAGTTACGAGGAGCCAACGCACAAGCACGGCTGGGTGTCCACCCCCGAGGATGTGAAGACCCCTGGAGGCAAGTTCGTCGATGCTGAGGATCGACTGCCTTGGATCGAGTCGAAGATCAAAGAGTACGTCGAGAAGCATCATCCACGCTATGTGCGTCTGCTCACCAACTGCTTGCAGCCTGAACGCATCCCGCAGCGGCACGCACTGCTGCAAGGGATGGCAGACCGCATCGACCCAACCCGGGTCTTTTCGCAGAACAAGCCCCCGCGCCAGCCGAAGAAGTGTTTCAAGGTGCTGACACGACCATGTCTCAACGCTGACGGGTGGGTGTATGCCTGTGATTCTGTTGTTTTGAACCGCACAGCGGGTCACAAGTTTGATTCGGCGTGGCGCATCTGCACGGGGGACAAAGTGGGCGATCTCATGCATCACCCTGAGAAGTATCAGATGCCGGACAACCTATGCGCTGGGTGCGTATTCGCCGATCAGGTTGACCTGATCAACGATGTCGTGAACGGAGCCGAGACTCCTCTTCCTGAAGGAGCAATAGACCACGCTAATTTCGTCTAACAATGAGTCTCACCATATCTTCCACAGGGGATCTGGGCGACCTTATCTACCTAACCAACATTTTAAAACATCTCCCCAACGGCCCCCACTCGCTCGGTATTCGTCACTCGACAACTACCAAAGCGAAGACGCCGGAGCAGGCTCAGAGAATGTTTGACCTCCTAAAGCCGCTCATAGATTCTCAGAGCTACGTCTCCGAGTTTCGTGTTATTGAGCCGAACGAGCCTGTTGACTGGCGGAGCGAGGACTTCCGAAACCTGCGGCACTTCACTCCCGGTGAGACGCTGATGCAGGCGCATCTCAACCACTACTGCGTGGTGAAGAACACCTCTTTGCGGATCGACGGCTCGACGGCTTGGCTTACCGCCACTCCATCTCCTCTGTCCAAAGGACGAATCGTCATCAACCGCACAGGACGGTACAGGAACGACTGTTTCAACTGGTTCAAGGTTGTGGACCACTACAAGCACCTTCTGCTCTTCGTGGGGTTGCACCACGAATGGCGGGAGTTCTGTGGTCACTACGGGTATGTCGATTTCCAGCCGACCGACAACCTGCTCCAAGTCGCCGAGTTGATTGCGGGATCGGAACTATTCATCGGGAACCAGTCGTCTGCTTTCGCCATCGCTGAAGGACTCAAACATCGTCGAATCCAAGAGACCAGTCTCGTGTTCCCAGACTGCGTCTTCCCCCAGGCTCCCGGCCTGCCAGAAGTCCAACACGTTGCCAACGGGGAAGTTCATCTCCCAGCCATCGGCTCCCGTCCTGCTGTCACCCTGACCTCCGCAGAGCCGACCTTCCGCGAGATGGACACCTCCAGAGTTCCTCCTGGACGCTGGCAGTATCCCGGAGAGAAGCCGAGCAACGCCTTCAGCAGCCTCGCCTCGACGATAGCTCGCCGTGACGGCGTCTCGCGGGAGCAGGCGCAACAGATGGTCTATGAGTTCCAATGCGCCCGTCTGCCGGACTTCTTTGCTGCCGAGGACCATCACCTGACAAGATTCAAGATCGCTAAACAAAACGCTGGTTGACAGACGAGGTGATTTCGATAAATTGAAATCGCCTTATGAAGATCACCGTCACTTTAGACATTCCCGAAAACGAATTGGACCAACAACTCGCAAAAGAAAACCTGACCCGAGAGGCGTTTGTGCGGCTGCTCACAGGGGACTCAAGTCTTCTCGGCAACGTAACGAGCATCTCGCCGGGGGCAACCTTCACAGTCACTACTGAATAACCATGCTAATCGTCATTCCTGTCGGACCCTCCGACGCCCCCAACCTCCGTCTCCTGACTCAGGCGATTACCCGCCTGGGAGTCGTAGAGAATCCGGTTCTCATCGTCTCCGTGCCTTCGCTACAAGCAGAGGCGGAGGAGGCTGCGGCTACCCTTGGCGCTATTGTCGCGCTCACCCACGACGAGTTTGCGAACGGCTGGCCTGTCGGACCAGATCGCATGTTTGTCTGGACCATCCGTTTCTTGGCGGAGATTGAAAACCCCCAGCCGTGGTTGTGGCTCGAACCCGACGCCTGTCCTGTCAAGGAAGGATGGGACGTGATCCTCAGCAACGCCTATGCTGAAGCCAAGAAGCCCTACTTCGGCTTCACTCGTCCGACCGCATGGCGTGATGCTGACGGGAACCTGACGCCTGTGGAAGGCGACAACATGCTCCTTGGCGTGGCAATCTACCCGCCCGACATGCACAAGGACAAGGAACTGCTTCCTCTGCTCAATGATCTCAGTCTTCCGCGTCCTTCGCACCCTGCTTCTCCCTGGGATATCTACCTCCGCTGGCACATGTTCCGCCGAGGAGTCCACTCAACGACCCTCATCTACGACCGCTGGAGAACGTGCAACTACACCCGAGGTGAGTTCGACGAAATACTGTGCGAACCAGTTGCCGGTGAACGTGGAGCCGTGGGAGGAGCCATCCCTGACGAGGCCGTGCTTGTCCATGGATGCAAAGATGGATCGCTACACAAGCTGGTGATCGGCGAGACAGCACCGCAACCGGATGATCTGAAAGCGGCTCGCACCGAGCTTCTCGCCGCTAATCTGAGAGACATGGCGGGAGAGCCCGCGTTCCAAGAGGTCGTTTCAAAAATGAAATCGGCTTCAGCTCCTACCACCAAAGAACAACGTGTCCTAGAAGCTCTCAACAAGATGGATCAGCCACGTCTCGGCGCTGTCGCTGACATGAGCAAAGTGGACAAAGACACTATCAAAAAGATACTCCCGACGCTCGGCTACGAGATCATCGCTGCGGGCTGGATCAAGAAAAAAGAAACCTGAATTATGTTCGCAAAATTATTCGCTACTGAAGATAGAGGGCAGCTTCTTGTTGTACGCCAAACAAACGCCGAAGGGGAACCGGAAATGCGGGTTTACTGCGAACCAGAAGGACTTGGAGTCTGTTCCGTAGCCTTGGCATGGGACGATGACGAAAAAGGCTGGGATTTGCAGGAGGCTTGCTTCAAGCGATACACCGAAGAGTCCGCCCGAAAGCTGACAGACAAGGTCTTTCAACAAGCTGCTGAAATGCTCAAGTAGAACAAAAATCTATGTCTGACACCCACACCACCAATACCTCTGTCCACGCCGCTGCGGCGGCTCACCCGTTCCTCGACGAGATCAAGACTCCGCACCAGAAACTGCTGGCCCGCAAGGCTGCGGAGATGGAACTGGAGCAGAAGACCGCTGCTGGCATCCAGGCCGCGCTCAACAGTCTCGAAGACATTCCGGGCGTGCCTGGGAAATTGCACTTCAAAGTCGTCGTCAACGCTGAAGGGTACCAAGTCCACGCCGTTCTGGAGAAACGCATTATCACGCTATGAAGACCCCAATTACTTCGTGCTGCGTCTGCGGAGAGACTATTGCTGTGCCTTCTATGAGACGCAAAACCTGTAGTTTCAAATGCCGAACTGCTTTGATCTGGGGTAAAGTAACCGACCGTCAGTGTGTAATTTGCGGGGAGTCTTTTACACCAAAAAAGAACTCGGATATAAGCCGTGCTTGTTCACTGAAGTGCGGGCATAAACTAATGGCTCAGATAAAGAAGGAACTGGGTCAGGGGTGGTCTGACGCAGCAAGACAAAGTTCCGCCAGAACTAATCGCTTAGAGGAAAAACGCGAAGAGCGTAGGCGGCAGTCACTTGGTAGAGCCCATACATCTCCGCTAACAGCCAAACACTCTCCGAGGCACCACCACGCAGCTATATATTTTGTGAAATCCCCAAAGAACAGAATATATTTGGTGATGAACACCACGGCTTTCGTGGCGGCGAACGAATCTCTTTTTCCGCCAGAAACTGTAGTATGGAGAGTAAAAGGTGGACGGAAGCGAAGCTCGCTGTCGTGTGCGGCATCCGACGGTCTTAATCGTCTAAATCGCGGTGAAAGAGGCGTGTGGCGCGGTTGGATGAAAGTAGCCAACACTGAAGGAAAAGAAGCGGTCGATTATCTACCACGAGAGTTTATTGACTGGGAGGCTGCGACGCAGTCATCCAACACCCAGGAGCATAGTCAGGCGTAGTTCCCAGCTTCTCATCCACCGCCTTCAAAACTGTCATTGGCACGGCAGTTTTGGAGGTGATGTCGCATCCACACGCCGCGCATGAGCGTTTGTGGACTTCAGAGACTCGGTGAATTTTACGACCGGCGAGAAGCGAGGTGGTCTTCTCGGCCAGCCAGGTACAGAACTTACAGCCACCAATTGAGGTGTTCTTGGGACAGACAGCGCAGATGTCGATCCGACGTTTCTGCTCTTCCTCGCTCACCAGCTCCTTCGAGGCGTTGAGTTCGAGCATTGTGGCGACGAACCGCTGGATGTCGTCCTGCGTGTAGTAGCGAGCCACATGTCCGATCTCCTCGCAGGGAAGGTGCGGATTCTCACGGCAGAGTGTGTCCTGTAGCTCGTCCACCCAGCCCCCATGAAGGTCGAGGTCGTTCGCAAGCCTGTGAGCACGGATACGCTTGATAAAGCCGTTCCAGTGGATGTCCTTGATCGTGACGCCTGTCTCAGGCTGTGTGTAGGTCCACATGCCTGCTACAGGGCGCGAGGTGTCGAGGAGGTGCTTCATTTCTTGCCGGGAGTGTAGGTCTGGACACCCATACCGAACATCTGGAGCATAATCAAGGCAGTCGCTTCGGGGATGCCTTGGGCTTCGAGAGTTTCCTTGGCTTCACCAAAAGACATCGGGATGACCATCCGCTTCAACTCCTCCAGTGCGTCAGTCGATTCACCGACGACGTTCCGGCCTTCGAGGACGTTGAACACTGAACCGACAATAGGGCTCAGTTTCGAGCGCAGGAAGTTTTTCGTTACGTCCGTGGTTGTGTCTCCGCCGTAGGGGACTTTTTCCCCGCGAATTGGGACGATAGCTCCCTTCGCAGTTTTCTTCCCTCCCGAGGCGAGACGTGACACGAAGACCGTGGCTTGGATCAAACCACTGAGAGGATCAACTCGGGTGTCTCCGAAACGAATTTTGAGGAAGTCACTGGAGCGAGGGTCTGTTTCGACTGGCTCGTCATCGTCGTCTTGTGCGAGTATTCCGAGAGCATAAACCAAAGCTGCTCCGGCAAAGAATTTGGCGTACTCGCGGAGGACGAGAGCTTTCGTGCGCCCGGAGGCCGTGAAATACGGGTAGCCTGAGAGGATCTGGAAACGGCTGGCGACGAGACGTGGTGCGAAGAACACGGTGTTGAGCATCGTACCTGCTTGATTGAATTTCCCGAGGTCTCCGCGACCCGTGGCGATATTGATGAAGCCTGCGACTGCTGCTACCTCCTGTGGAGTTGGAACAGACCCTTTCTTCAGATTCGCCACCATCGCATCGAAGGAGTCGGCGCGGAGACGGTTCAGGAACACCGTGTAGGCACGCTGAGAGCCTTGGATAGTACTGCCAAGTTTTAGGCCCGCTGTCCCTCCTATAGCTGCCCCAATTGGGCCTCCTGCTGCAAAACCAAGACCGGCACCGATGATTGATCCCTTAATTCCGTTCGGAAGCTTGTCCAGCCAGCGGGACATGAAATTCTCCTCCTGCTTGCTCATCTGGTTCACCTGAGCGGTGTCCGCGAGGAAAAGCTTCGATTGTTGGTAGAGTCCGTTCTTGTAGTTCTCGCGGTTTTGCAGACGGAACTTCTCACCTTTGGCAAACTCGTCGGAGCCGAAAGCACGGAACATAGGTCCGAGATTCCGAAGTCCTCGAAGCGGATTGCCGAGAACGATGAAGCCGCCCTGACGCAGCACGGCGCTCACGTCAACGCTGGTGAGGATAGCGCGAGCCGTGTTGAGAGTCTGTTGCGTGGCGTCGAGGATCTTCTTCCCAGGACCACGCGAAGCCAACTGACGCTCGAACACGATCTTGGCCCACTCTTCTTTGAGCTTCTCCTCTTCGATCTGTAGCTTCAGAAGAGCCTCATCGGTCGCACGCTGCTTTTTGACAGGCTTGCTGAAGTCGCCGTCAGCCATGCGCTCCTTCAGCTTCTTCATCCGTGTCTGGATGCGCTTCTTGTCCGTGGCAATCTGCTTCGCAACCGGGTCGATGGCCGCGTCACGCTTCAGCTTTCGCAGTTTGATCAGTTGCTTGCGCAGAGCGTCACGGGCGTCACGCTTCGCCTTCAGCTCGGGCGTCTCTGGAGTCTTCGACACACGCTTCGGAACTTCATAGTTGCCCGAGGTGAGCATCCCTTGGATACGAGCCGCTGACTTGTCGATAGCTGCCGTCGCCAGTTTGATGCGCTGCTCGTCAGACAGGCCGCGTTTGCCTTCGATGGACTCGCGCAGCTTGGCTAGCACCTGCTGAAGACTCTTTTTTCTCGCTGTCAGAGCTTGGTATTCCGCCGTCTCAGTCGGCGTGCGGCGTTGCGGGCGAGACACGTCCTTGGCTGCTATCTTACGCTCCAGTTCAGCGATGGACTCCTGTGCGGAGGCGATAGCTTCTTTGTCGATGTCGTCCTGTGTGCGCAGTTTGTCCGCAGCCTCTTTGCGCATCTTCTGCAAAGTCTTGTTCAGGCCGTCACGGACTTCGCGCTTCGCGTCCAGTTCCGCCGTGTGGAGAAGAGTGTCCTCTTTCGGCTTGAACTTCCCTTCCGCGATCAGCTTCTGGAGTTCTCCAATGCGTTTGTCGAGCTTCTTCATCTCCTCGGCGACCGTCTCTTCGAGAGTCGGACCCGCCGGAGCATTCACTTCATCAGAGATACGCTTCAAATCATCGCGGAGAGCTACGAGGGACTCAGTCTCCTTGTCGTAGTCCACCGATGGGCGCTTTTTGATCTTCTGACGCTGGTTGATCTCCAACGCGAGGTCGTTGATCTGGTTGTTGAGACGAGCCTTGATGGCGTCGAGCGGGGAACGAAGTTGCCCTTCACCAGCCGCATACTCCACACCACTCATGCGCAATTCTCGGGCAAGTTTCTTTTGCTGGAGACGGATCGCCTGAGTGGCTTTGTCGCGCTGGGGGCCAGACTTCAGGGGGGCAATCTGCGCCTTCGCGTCTTCAATGGCTGAAGCCAGTTTACCCAAGGCACTAAGTTGTCGGACCTGCTTGGACAGTTCGTCTTGCGACGGCATCAGGATCTTTCCGTAGCCTGAGAACAGGTCTCGGATTTCACGTTCGGTGATGTCTGGGAAGTAGGCTTGAACGTCGGCAGTGACTTCGCGGATGACGCTGGTCAAGTCCGCTTCGCTCATCTCAGGC